ATCTGACTAAGGTTCTCCTCTTTTTCTACATATCCCCCACGCTCACCAGCTTTTATATTTCCAAAAGAAACTAATGCCTTGACTTGAAAAAAATTTTTTCCATAAAACTCAAATTTACCGACCAACTCACCTTTTATTTATGATAAAAATTATAGATTAGAGATCAATAGCATTTTAGAAGAATGCAACACGATAATGCTAGATTTTGACGATGGATTAACTATAGCAGAGGCGAGAGAGTTATTTAAAGATTATACGCATATTATAGCTACAACCAAAAGCCACCAAAAAGAAAAAAACAATCACGTATGTGATAGATTCAGATTAATATTACCGCTTGAAAAAACGCTGAATACAACGATAGATGAGTATAAGGAAGCGATGGCTTTTATTATTTTGAAATATGGAAATGACAAAGCGTGCAAAGACGTTGCAAGGTTTTATTATGGCTTTAAAGATAGCGAAGTAATCATAAATAAGACCAAACATTTTTTTGATTATGATGTAGTGCAAAAACAAGCTAAGTTATATTTTAAAATTCAAAAAGACAAAGAGAAAAAAGCTCATGCTATTACGCCAGTTTATAAACCAACTTATAACACAGACATTCCAAAGATTGATTATTTAAGATCAATACTTTACACCGATAAACTTTTAGAAGTATTGAAATTCCATGATCGTTTTGGGGCAGGTGGGCGCAATACTTATTTATTCAGTTGCGCTAAGTATTTGCAAGATGAGGGGTTAAGCAATGAAGAGGTTAGGAGTGCAATTTTGTGGTGCAATAATCAAGGCGACGGGTTGAAAGAAAAAGAGATAGAGCAGACGATTTTTAGGAGTCTCCGATTATGATTGATACTTTAAATATTGAAACAATGGAATATGATTTTATACGTGAAAAAATGATTTTTAATTTAAAAGAATATGTTATACATAATTCAAAGCGCACCAAGAAAGTAGAAATAAATACAACGTATGACTATTTTAAAGAAATTGTAGCTCAATGGTCAAAAGATATTAGAATTTAATAAAACTTTAATAATTATTGTATTATAATACATTTACAATTTAAGAAAGGGGATAAGATGAAAAAGTATGAGTTGGTCGGTAAATTTGAGTTTTATGGAAAAAATTTTTTTCAAGTCAAGGCATTAGTTTCTTTTGGAAATATAAAAGCTGGTGAGCTTGGGGGATATGTAGAAAAAGAGGAGAACCTTAGTCAGATTGGTACTGCATGGGTTCGTGATGATGCAGTGGTTTGTGATCGTGCATGGGTTCGTGATCGTGCAGTGGTTCGTGGTCGTGCAGTGGTTCGTGATCGTGCAGAAATTATTACAATTTCAAATATAGGCTCTCGTTTAGAAACTCTAACAATTTTTAGAACAGAAAATGGTTTTAGTCTTGCAACTGGATGTTTTTATGGCACTTTTGAGCAATTTAAAAAAGCCGTTTCCAAGAAACAAGCAAATGACGAATATAGAAAAGAATATGAAGCTTTATATTCTTTTATTGAGCTTAAATTTAACAAATATTTAAAAGGAGAAAAATAAAATGGGAAAAGAGTTTACTCAGGCTTTGATTGAAAAATCTACTTTAAAAGAAGTTAAAGAAATTGCTCAGTCAAAAGGGTTAAAAATTTATGCTTTGTTTGCAGAAATGCTAAAAGTGTATAAAGAAAAAGAGGCACAAAATGTTAAGTGACATTCTTAGCAATCCAAGGGGAAAAAGACCTTTAATTATTACTATTTGCGGTGAGGGTGGTATTGGTAAAACTACTTTAGCAAGTACGTTTCCAAACCCTATCATTTTGCGCACAGAGGACGGTACATTATCACTCAATGATCGTGAAGATGTTGCATTGTTCCCAGTTGCTAAAACAGTTGAAGAGTGTTTTAAATATGTTGAAATGCTAGGCACGGAAGAGCATGAATTTAAAACTCTTGTAGTTGATAGTATTACCCAACTTAACACACTCATTGAAAAAGAGGTATTGGAATCAGACCCTAAAGCTAAATCACTTAACCAATGTAATGGCGGATATGGGGCAGGGTATAGCGCAGTGAGCGAGGTTCATAGAAAGTTTAGGGAGTGGTGTGGCATTTTGAGCGAAGATAAAAATATGAACATTGTTTTTATTAGTCACAGCGAAGTTGAAACTTTGGAACTTCCCGACTCAGATATGTACCAACGTTACACAATTCGCATGCATAAAAAAAGCGTATCACATTATAGTGATAACGTTGATGTGATCGCATACTTAAAACTTAAATCATTCACTAAAAAAGGTGGGGGAGATAAGCTCAAAGCAATCAGCGATGGAACTAGGATTTTGACGTGCTACCCTATTGCTAGCCATATTAGCAAAAACCGTTTAGGAATTAGCGAAGATATTATCGTGGCGAATGGATTTAATCCATTTTTACAATACTTAAATTAAAAAGGAAATACAATGGCATTACTACAATTTGACTCATCAAAAATCGAGATTAAAAACGATTTTGATTTAATTCCTAACGGTGAATATGTTGCTATCATTGCAGATAGCGAATGGAAAGAAACAAAAAACAAAGACGGTCAATTTTTAAGCTTAAAGGTTGAGATCATTGATGGTAAGTACAAGGGTCGTTTTATTTTTGACAATTTAAATCTTGACAATAAAAACGAAAAAGCGGTACAAATTGCACAGCAAACTTTAGCGAGTATTTGTTTGGCTACAAATAAAGTTAATGTTAATGACAGTTCAGAGTTACACGACATTCCTTTAATCATTAAAGTAGGAGTACAACCTGCACAAGGTGGGTATGATGAAAGTAATCGTATTAAAGGATACAAGCCTAATACTGGAGCAGTTGCACAACCTTCGGCACAAGCACCAACAGCAAGTGCAAATACTCGTCCTTGGGCTAAAAAATGACAGCATTCCAAATCTTAGAAGAGATTAGGGCATTATACGCCCTAATGGTTGAATGTGACGAAAATGGAGAATTATTACATAACGAAGATGATTTAAAAGATTTTGTGCGAGAGATCAAACAAAACAAAGAAGTTAAATTAAATTCAATGCAAGATTTAAAAATTGAATTGCAGCACTCAATTAATGCTTACGATGAAAAGATAGCAAAATTAAGCGCACGTAAACAAGCGTTAAGCAATGACATTGATCGTATTAAACAACTTCAATTAATGCTACTTGATGGTGAAAAATGCAAGACAGATGAGTATTCATTTTATTATATTACTACTAAAGCGGTTAATATTTCAGATAATATCACGCCTGATATGTTAGATAAAGAGTTTCAAAGAGTGAAAGTTGAATTTGATAAAACAGCCATTAAAAAAGCGTTGCAAGATGGCGAGCATGTCATGGGTGCTGAAATTGTAGAAAATAAAAGTTTGGTTATTAAGTAATGCTAGAACTACGCCCTTATCAAAAAGAAGCTATACAAGCAACCTATGACTATTGGAATAATAATATAGGGATTAACCCCGTTGTTGTGTGCCCAACTGGCGCAGGTAAGAGCCTTTTAATAGCTCAAATTTGTGAGGACGTAGTTAAAAGCGATGATTATTCACGAGTGCTGATGTTGACGCACTCTTCTGAATTAATTGACCAAAACTTTAAAGAGTTAAAAGGGATATGGAGCGAAGCTCCAGCAGGAATTTATAGTGCTTCTTTAAAAAAAAGAGAGTTAAAGCACAGAATTATTTTTGCAGGTGTTCAATCTTTTGTTAATATTGTAGATAAAAGTGAGCCATTTGACCTCATCATTATTGATGAGGCTCACTTAGTAAACAATAAAGCAGAAACACGCTATAAAAAAGTGTTTGACGTGTTGCTACAAAAGAATGAATTAACCAAAATAGTTGGTTTTAGTGCTACACCATACCTATTGAGTGGCGGTAATATTTACGGTAAAAATAAGATTTTTTGTGGAGTAAGTTATGAAATTACATTAAAATATTTGATTGATAATGGTTATTTATGTATGCCTATAACTAAAGGCGCATTAAAGCAATACGACTTATCAAACGTAAGTATTAAGTCAAACGGTGAATATAATGACATTGAACTCGCTCGAGTAGTTGAAACAAGTGAATTAGTTGAAGCGGTTGTAAATGAAACTTTAGAAATGGGAAAAGATCGCAAAGCATGGTTAGTATTTGCAAGTTCTATCAATCACGCTGAAAAGATAAAAGAGTGTTTTAATGAAAAAGGATTTAATAGTGTCGAAATTGTAACTGGTGAAACACAAAAGGACAAAAGAGCTAAACTATTACAAGACTTTAAAAATAATACTCTTAAATGTATCATAAATGTAAATGTTCTAACAACTGGTTTTAACGCACCTATTTGCGACATGGTTGTTATTGCAAGGGCTACACAGTCAACGTCTCTTTATGTTCAAATGATAGGGCGTGGACTTCGCACATACCCTGATAAAGAAAACTGTTTAATTATAGACTTTGGGCGTAATACTTTAACACATGGAACGCTTGACAATATTATACCCGTTGTGATAGGAAATGGAACAAAAAAGAAAGACAAAAATTTAGAGGAAGATATTAAAGCAAAAGAATGTTTTAAGTGTCATAGACTAAATGAAAAAAGTGTATCGCATTGTATCGAGTGTGGCGAAGAGTTCCCTATAAGAAAAGTTACGCACAGTGAGAAAGCATACGATGGTAATATGTTTGGAGATGGTGAACTAATAGAGTGGGAAGTTAAAAGCGTTAGATATGAGGCTTACACGTCCAAGAACGGTAATGAGTGTTTAAAAATATCTCATGTTTGCGGACTTCATTTAGTAAATGAGTTTATCGTTTTAAATAGCTATTTTGGGAGAAAACAATTACGAGAAATTAAGTGCAATTACACTAATATTGAAGATATATTAAGTCATGTTGAAGAGTTTGAAGTGCCTATTAAATTACGATTAAAAAAGGAGGGTAAGTATATGAAGATTGAAGAAAAAATATTAAAAAAAGAAGTGGTTGAGCATAGTTGTTTAGGGTGTATTAATATGTCGTACCGTACTGAAAAAGTAGGTTATAAATCTATTGAAAAATATCGTTGTGATGAATTGAAATGTGATTTAGAGTATGAATGGCTTAATGAAAAAAACGAGTGTGAAAAACATGACTGCCTCACATTCTGAACATGAAGAACAAGTAGCACTCGTTAACTGGTTTCGTGACAACTTCAAAGAACCAGACTATATGATCTTTGCAGTGCCTAACGGTGGTAAAAGAGGTATTAAAGAGGCAGGACGATTAAAGGCAGAAGCCGTAAAAGCAGGGGTAAGCGATCTAATAATCTTAACTCACGGTAAAACTTTATTTTTAGAAATGAAAAAGTTAGACGGTAAAGTGTCAAAAGTTCAAGAAGAGTTTAGTGAGAATGTAGAATATTTAGGGTTTGATTATATTGTGGGGTATGGTGCAACAGATGCAAGTTGCAAGGTGCTAGAATGGCTCAAAAATCAACAAACGACAGTTTAAACGATAAAACGGTCACGTCACTTGTTAATGTGGCTTTAAAGGGGAGGGAGTAGAGAAATGGGTAAAGAGTTAGGTATGCCTTATATGGGAAGCAAAAGAAAATTATCTTCTAAAATTGTAGATTATATCCTTTCAAAAAATCGTGATTGTAAATATGTTTATGATTTATTTGGCGGAGGCGGTGCGATTAGTTTTGAGTTTTTACAACGCAAACAAATTAAAAAAGTAGTTTATAATGAGTTAAACACTGGAGTATGTGAGTTACTTAAAAAGATACAAAAAGACGGTGTGACTAAAGACTTTTATAAATGGGTAAGCCGTGAAGAGTTTAACGCACACAAAAACGATGACGATTGGCATGGTGGACTTTTAAAGACTTGTTGGAGCTTTGGGAATAATGTAGAAAAAGGTTATTTATTTGGTGAGCACATAGAAGAGTCAAAAAGACTTTTGCACGAAATTATTTTAAACAGATGTGATGTATCAATAAATAAATTTAATGCTCTAACTGGTATATTAATTGATAAAAAACATTTAGAAAATAATGATATGACAAAAAGAAGAACTGCAGTAATGGGGATACTTAGAAGAGAAAAAGGAAGAGGCGACTTGGAAAGTTTACAAAATCTTCAACAATTACAAAATCTTCAACAATTACAAAATCTTCAACAATTACAAAATCTTCAAATATTAAATAATAGCTATCAAGATGTTATTATAGAAACACCAATAAACGAAACCATCTTATATCTTGATCCGCCTTACTTTAACACTGCCAAGTATGCTAAAGACTTATGTCATGTTGAACTTATGGACTACATTTTAAACAGTCCTTATAAGATTTATGTTAGTAGCTATGAGTTTGATTTGCCTTGTGTATTTGAGCTTAATCATAGAAGCTCTTTAAGTGCTACAAATAACGCTAAAAAAGTTGTAGAAAAGTTATTTTGCAATATAGAAGAAAATACATATGGGAGTTTATTTTAATGCAAACTAAAACACATTCACTTATAGAAAGCCTTACCAACGTATCAATAGGTTATGTTGTGGCACTATTAAGTCAAATAGTAGTATTCCCAATGTTTGGCATTTATGTGCCATTAAGCGATAATTTGCTGATTGGAGCATGGTTTACCGCTATAAGCATAATTAGGTCATATGTAGTTAGAAGATATTTTAATAAAAAATACTAAAACCTATTGACATTAACAAAATATTGTAATATAATTACACCATGAGAACGAAAAGAGATGAAAGCTAAAAACTTTTACTCTTTGAGTTTTTTGCACATTATAAAAAGAGTTTAGCGCATGAAAATGTCGGCACTCTACAAAAGCGCAACGGGTTAAAGAGTAATCCATAAACTCTTTCGGATTTAGTCCTTTTTACTTATGAGGAATAGAAAAATATAAGTTGATTTTTAAGAGCTTATTGGAGCTTTTAAATTAAAATAAGGTGGAAGATATGAACATTAACGATTTAACAATCGGTCAAGCAAAAGAGTTGGCTCAATTATTTGGAGCTTCAAAAAGTGAAAATATGTCAAGCGGGTTAAATTGCATGATAGGTAAAAAAGTAATTATTCGCACATATTCCGCAGGTGTTTGGTTTGGTGAATTAGAGCAAAAAAGAGGTAATGAAGTCATTTTATTAAACGCTAGGCGTATGTATCAGTGGTGGTGCAAAGAAGGAATTAGTTTATCATCTGTTTCTCTATATGGATTAAACCAATCAAAAAGTAAAATCGTTGAAGCAGTACCTAGTGTGTGGCTTGAAGCTATTGAAATTATACCGTGCAGTGACGTGTCTATTAAAGATTTAGAAGAAGCACAAAATGTCAAAGCTCAATAAACAATTAAATTACGGCGACGGCAACGGATACGGCGACGGCTACGGCAACGGCAACGGCTACGGCGACGGCGACGGCAACGGATACGGCGACGGCTACGGCAACGGCAACGGATACGGCGACGGCGACGGCCACGGATACGGCGACGGCAACAGCAACGGGGAGGGC